CACTATCAAGTAAGGTGGCGTTTCCGCGGACGGACACGGATGACCGTTGTATCGGTCAATCCAGGCGACGTGCGATCTCCGCTTAATGCCAGAGCTGAGACTCGCCGATTGCTCCGCATGGATGGGCTCATGCCCGAGCCCACCATCAGCGCTGCCCCCGTGGTGGTGCCGCCGTGCTGGCGCAAACAGGTCGAAAGCCTGTCGCGCCGGCTCAGCCAAATATCCGTTCCCAGTGAGAAGGTCGCCGAGCGTGCCGAGATCGTGGCCGCTCTGCGCCAGCTCATGAACTGTGACGGTCCGACGCACGAGCACGGTGCCGTCATCAATGGAAAGGAGGTGCTTGCCGGATAGCAGTCCGAGGAGAGCAAAGAACCATTCGCACGAAAGAGCAGCGCCGGTGCCAATGCCGGCGCTGTTTCTGTCAACAAGGAGGGCGCCCTTTTTCGCAAAGAGAGGAGAACACACCATGACTTGGCGCGACCGTATTCCGGTTCATCCCTACGCCAATTTGTTTCCGCGCATGACCGAGGCCGAGTTGCAGACACTCGGCAAGGACATCAAAAACACAAACGAGCTTCAGTCTCCATTCGCGCTGTTTATTGGCGGCGAGTGCCGCGACCGTCCGCAGTTGCTTGATGGTGTGAGTCGGCTGGACGCCATGGAGTCGGTCAGGATCGAGTTTAAGCTTGCCAAGCGCAAGCGCCAGCGCTTCGGCTGCCCCTGGTTCCTCCATGTCGAGGGGATGGACCCGCCCGGCCCTGTTCTCATCCATACCCCGGAAGAAGCGCTCGCTTATGTCACCAGCATCAATTTCCACCGCCGTCATCTCACCGCTGAACAGAAGCGCGAATCCCTTGCCAACTTGATCAAGGCGCAGCCGGAAAAATCAGACAGGCAGATTGCGCGGATGGCGAAGGTGAGTCCGACCACGGTCGGAACCACGCGTGCCAAGATGGAGGCGGAGGGCGAGGTGTCCAAATTGGACACCAGGGTCGACGCCAAGGGTATCAAGCAGTCGGCGAGGCGGAAGCAACCCGCCAAGGTAGATCTGTCCGAAGCGGAATCACTCGCGGTCCCCACCGACACCGCCAATGACTCCGGACGGCTTACGGAAAAGGTGACGGCCAACACGCCCGAGCACATCGAGCAGATCAGGAACCTGATTGAACGCGGCCACAGTCGCGAGGAAATCGCCGAGATCATCGGCATCACCGTGGGCGCGCTGCAAGTCACCTGCTCCAAGTTGGGCATCAGCTTGCGACGGCGGCCATCAAATTTCACAACCGGCAAGGAATTGCCGGCGCGCGACGACACCGACGAGATTGTACTCCTGCTCAGCTAACCAGCTTCGCCGCGAACGGCACGCCGCCGGCCTTCGTGGTGGTCCTCCTCAGAGTGGCGGCACGAAGCGAAAGCAACATGGGAACTTGGGCGCTGGCAGCCCTCCCGCTGCCGGCGCTCTCTTTTTTAGGTCCAACGATGCTCAATCCCGAAGTCATGCGCCGGAACAATGCGGTTCGTCGGCGACCTCTGCACGATCGGGGAGCGGCGCGAGCGTCAGCAACAACTACAGCCTGCTCCTCCGTAAAAGACAACGAAGTTTGCGCCTGACGAACCGAGCCGGTGGGTTCGCATCAACGGGCGGCGGCGAAAGCTGCGGCCCGGCCCGTTGCTGGACTTGATGGAGCGCGCGCCATGACCTCCGCGCACCCGAGAAGTGAGAAATCTCAATGAGCCTCGAACCTAATGTACGGCCGCCGAAGGCGAAACGCTCGAAGCGGGTACTCAAACGCGCCGAGCCGCTGGAAGCACATCCATACGCGCGCGGGATGTTCGCCTATCTCGCGGAGCCTTTCATCATCGCGCCGGCTGACGAACACCTCGAAGAGCTGCGCCTGGTTTTCGACCTTGAGGGCAACGGTCTGCTCGAGACCATTACCCAGATCCACTGCATCGCCATCAGCGCGATCGATAGCGACCGTGTGTGGGAATATGGCCCCGGGCAAATCGCCGAGGCGCTCGAGCACCTGTCCCGTGCCGACATGTTGATCGGCCATAACATCCAGGGTTTTGACCTGCCGGCGCTACTCAAGCTCCACGACTGGGCACCGCGACCCGAGTGCCGGATCATCGACACCCTGGTTGCTGGACGCGTGATCCTGCCGAACCTAGACGATCTCGATGGCGAGGTTATCGGACGAACGAAGGACAAGGCTTTCAAGAAAATATGGGGCGCGCATAGCCTGCAAGCTTGGGGCGTCCGGCTTGGCCTGGCAAAGGTTGGTGCTGAGCTTGAGAACTGGGCGGAGTGGACGCTGGAGATCCAGGCGCGTTGTGTCCGCGACGTGGACATCAACAAGAAATATTATCAGTTCCTGAAACCTGATGGTTATCCGCAGGAGGTGCTCGAGCTTGAGCACATCGTCGCCGCTATCTGTGAACGTATCAGCGCCGACGGCGCGCCGTTCGATATCATGGCAGCGGAGCAGCTGCGCGCGGATTGGGAAGCCAGGCGGGCTGCACTCGCGGCGCCGCTACGTGAGCAATTCCCGACCGTCAAGAACATTGGTTCGCGGCAGCAGCTTGGAGTTCTGCTTGAGTCGCGCGGCTGGGTGCCAACAAAAAGAACGCCAAAAACTCAGAAGCCGGTCATTGACGACGAACTGCTTGAGTCGCTCCCCGCAATTTTCCCTGAGTTCATCGGCCTAGCCGAGTATTTCGTTCTGAGCCGCCGGCTCGGGCAGTTGGCAACCGGCAAAGAGGCGTGGGTCAAACATGTCCAGCCGAATGGGCGCATCCATGGCGGCCTGGTGGCCGTTGGTACGCCGCATAGCCGTGCTGCGCATATGCGGCCAAACCTGGCGCAGGTACCAAATGCCAAGAAGGGCGGGCGCTTTGCCGCCGAATGCCGCCGGTTATTCCGGCATCCTGGCGACCGGGTATTTGTCTGCTGTGACCAGAACGGCCTGCAAGATAGAGGATTTGCCCACTACCTCGCCGATTTCGATGACGGCGCTTATGCGCGAGCATTTGCCGAGGGTGCTGATCAACATTGGGCAACGACGATTGCGCTCGGGCTAGTGCCGGAGGGCGCGGCACGCGACAAGAAAAATGAAATCCACACCGCCATCCGCGAAGGAGCAAAGCGATTCCGCTACGCCTTTCTGTTCGGAGCCGGCGGCTTAAAGCTCGGACAGATTATCGCGGACACCGTGCGAGCGGTGATTGCTATCGATGCCGACGCCGGGAACACGCTCAGCGCGAAGTTTTGGGCCGAGGATAAACACCCGGACAAAGACGCTTTAGAGCGGACGGGCAAGCGCGTGCTCGATCGGTTCGTCAATGCGACACGTGGTCTACGGCAGCTACGTGCGAAGCTCAAAATTGGGCACCGCGAGAATGGCTGGGTCGAAGGGCTCGACGGGCGGCGCGTGCCAACACATGCGGATTACAAGGCACTCAATCGCATCGTCACCGCGTCCGAGGCAGTCATCTGTAAGCGCTGGCTGATTGACGTCTACTCAGAGCTCTGTGCGCGCTTCCGCTACGGCCCCGACAGCGATGTCTACATCGCGCTGTGGATTCACGACGAGATTGCGGCTGTCTGCCGGCCAGCAATCGCCGAGCAGGTAGGCGAGATCCTCGTCCGCCATGCCCGCAAGGCCGGCGAAGCCTACGGCTTCCGTGTGCCGCTTGAGGCTGAAGCCAAAATCGGCCGCGACTGGGCCGGCACACCTTTGGAAAAAATGGAGCACTAGAGCATGCAGATCATGCGCACGACCGCAAAGCTGTCGCCGATCATCGTGCTGCACGGTTCGCCGGGTATCGGCAAGACGACGCTGGCGTCGCAATTTCCAAACCCGGTCTACATTCAAACCGAGGACGGTTGTCCGAGCGGACTGGAGATCGATAGCTTCGGTTTATGCGAAAGCTATGCCAGCGTGATCGAGGCCATCAAGCACCTCGGTAATGAGCCGCATGATTATAAGACCGCAGTCCTCGACAGTCTCGACAAGTTCGAGCCGCTAGTCGTAGCGGCCCTCTGCGCCCAGAACGGTTTCGCCTCAATCGAGAGTCCTGGCTTCGGCAAGGGCTGGGTAATGGCCGATCAATGGTGGCTCGACTTGCTGCGCGGTCTTGAGTGGCTGCGCCGCACTCGCGGTATGACAATCATCCTGATCGCACACTCCGAGATTGCCACCATTAATGATCCGCGCACTACGAGCTTCACCTCGTATCAGCTGCGACTGCATAAGCGCGCACGGGCATTGATCGAGGACAGCGCCGATCTGATCGGGTTTCTAGCGACCGACGTCGTCATTAAGACCGAGCAAAGTGGTTTCAGCAAAACGCGTGCTCGCGCCGATGGTGGAACCACACGCTGGCTGCACACTGAAGGGCGCCCAGCGTTCATTGCTAAGAACCGGTTCAATATGCCGGAGCGCATTCTCATTCCCCGGCATTTCGATTTCGCATCGACGCTGGGCAAGTTCTTCCCGCAGCCGCAGGCGGGCGAGGCTAACGCTGCGGCACCCAAACAGATGGAGACCATCAATGAGCAATGAGGAATTACCGGAAGTCTTTGACCCCTCGCAATACGAGGGCACCGATTTTGTGCCGATCCCGCCTGGCTGGCAGTCGGCACAGATCGTCGAGGCCAGTCGCAAAGAGGCGCTGAATAATAGCAGTAGCACCTACGTGCTTGCGATATTCGAGATCCTTGAAGGCGTGCACAAGGGAAGGAAAATCTTCCAGAACGTGACACTCACCAATCAAAACCAGCAGGCGGTTGAGATTGGTACGCGCTTGCTCAAGGACATCTGCGAGTCGCTCAAGACCGGTCCTCTCAAGAACCTCGAGGTACTGCTGTACAAACCAGTAAGGGTACGTCTCGGCATCAAGCGGGACAAAGACGGCATCTATCCCGACCGAAATCAGGTCACCCAGGTGAGGCCATATGATTATGAGCCGCCGAAGCGTGGTGGCGGCCCAGCGTCGGCATCAGCTCCGTCGTCGCCGCAGCCTGCTGGTCCGGGTTCGGTAGCGGCTTCGCCCCCGTCGCCTTCGGCGCCACCGACGCCAGGCGGCAGCGCACCGTGGCGACAGCAGTGAGCACAACTAGGGCAGTCGGCGTCAAAAAGCGGCGGCGTCGGCTGCCCACTTTTTTCGGGACACACCATGGTGACTTTCCGGCGCTATCAAGAGGAGGCATTGCGCGAGCTGTTCGCGTTCTGGCGCAGCGGCGGCGGCAACCCGTTAATCGTCATGGCGACCGGACTAGGGAAGTCGGTCGTCATCGCATTCCTGATCAAGCAACTATTAATCGATCATCCCAAGATGCGCGTGCTGATCACCGCACCTAATCGCGAGCTGATGGACCAGGATATCAAAGAACTGTTAGCAATTTGGCCCGACGCACCAATCGGTATCAATTGTGACGGGCTAGGTCAGCGCGATACCGACGCACAGATTTTGTTTGCCCTGGTTAATTCGATCTACCGCGATCCCAAGGCCATCGGCGCGCGCGACCTCATTATCATCGATGAGGCACATTTCATTCCTCACCACGAACAAGGCATGTATCGCGCCACCATCGAGGCGTTACGTGGGCTTGTACCCGATTTGCGAGTTGGTGGGCTGACAGCAACACCTTTCAGGCTGGACTCCGGACATCTGTGCGAAGGTGAAGGCCACATCTTCGATAGCATCGTCTACGAGTACGGCATCGCTGAGGGCATCCGCGACGACTGGCTGTCGCCGCTGTCGTCGAAGGCGACCCACTCGACCATCGATGTCTCCGGCGTCGGCAAACGCGGCGGCGAGTTCATCGCCGAGCAGCTCGAAGCCGCGGCTCTCCAAGGTGATATCGTCGTATGCGCCTGCAACGAACTCGCCGGCTACAAAGGCTGTCGCCGCGCCTGGCTGGTCTACTGTGTCGGCATCAAGCATGCGGAGCTGGTACGCGACGAGCTGCGTGCTCGCGGTATCGATTGCGAAATGGTGCTGGGCGAGACGCCGGGCGAGGAGCGTGATCGTACCATCGAGGATTTCCGTGCCGGGCGGCTGACCGCGCTGGTTTCGGTCAATGTGCTCTCCTACGGTTTCAATGTCCCACATGTCGATCTAATCGCGATGCTGCGCCCGACATGCTCGACCGGGCTCTATGTGCAGCAGGTTGGCCGCGGCACCCGCAAAGTGGACGGTAAGAAGGATTGCCTGGTCCTCGATTTCGCCGGCAACGTGCGGCGCCACGGCCCGGTCGATATTGCCGAGGCTAACATCGACGATCGAGAAAGAAAAAAGGACGAGGCGCCGGTCAAGACCTGCCCGGTGTGCCGCGAGATCGTGATGCTTGCGGTCAAAGAGTGCCCGTGCTGCGGCCACGCGTTCCCGAGCAAGGAAATCTCACACAACGCAATTGCCGATACGGTGGAGATCCTGGCCAGTCAGCGCAAGCGCTCCGAGTGGCTCGAGGTCGAGGATGTTTATTACTTCTACCACGCCAAAGAGACGCCTTCGCTGCGCGTAAGTTATCAGTGCGGCTTTGAGACCTATCGCAAGTGGGTATGCCTCGAGCATCAAGGCTGGGCGAAACTTTTTGCCGATAAATGGTGGCGGCAAATGACCGGTGGCGAGCAGCCGCCGAAAACTGTCGATGAGGCGCTCAAACGCCAAGACGAATTGCTGCCGGTGACCCACATCCAGGTCGCACCTTCGGGCAAGTACTGGGAAATCGTCGCCTATCGCATCGAACTCGAGAATGGCGATACGTACGAATTGGATCGGCATCTGAATCGCCCAGATCGAATGTTGCCGAAGTCGAAACCACCGATCAACGACAGCATCCAATTCTAATAACGCAACGAACCGTCGTCTTGAGGGAGGACGCAATGGGAGCTTACGCCGAACACGCCGAGGCACTGATCAAGCGCGGCTACGGCGCGATACCGATCATGGCTGGCACCAAAGTGCCGGGTTTCTTCTGCGCGGGCATGTGGGTGCCGCTCACGGCTTGGGAGAAGCGTTACCTGCAAGACCACCAGCCGAGCGACGTGGACCTCGCCGCCTGGAGCAGGGGCGATGCTGGTATCGGCGTGGTCGGCGGAAAGTCCTCACACGGCTTGGTGGGCGTTGATATTGACACCGACGATCTTGCCATCAAGACGGCGATCACCTTGGTGCTGCCCGACACGCCGGTGCGCAAGGTTGGGCACAAGGGTGAAACCAAGTTTTACTACGGCCCCGACGTTCCCTCACGCTCCTGGAATATCAACCACAGGCGGGTCTGTGACATCATCGCCGACGGCCGGCAGACGGTATTGCCGCCGACCATCCACGAGAAGACCGGCCTGCCCTATCGCTGGGTTGGCCCGCCGCTCAACGACTTCGCCCCCAAGGATCTGCCGTTCTTGCCGGCGGACGTGATCGACGCCATCGACGCCGCACTCGCTCCGCTCGGCTGGAAGCCGGAGTCCATCAAGGCAGGCAACGGAGGCGCCTCATTCGACATGGATGCCGGAGACACGCCGCACCGGCAGCTCAACGAGTTTGCGCTCGAGCATCTGGAACGCTGGGTGGCGAAGCTCGGGCTCTACAAGTGTCGGAAACGGCCGGACGGCGGCGGCTACGCGGCGGTCGCGCACTGGCGTGAATCTTCGACCGGGCGGCCGCTTAACGTGCGCAAACGCAATCTCAGTATCCATCCGACCGGCATTAAGGATTTCGGTGACGGTCGCAACGGCGGCGACGGCTTCACCTATACGCCGCTCGACTTGGTGATGGCGGCCAACGACTGTGACCTCGACACCGCTTTCAAGTTTTTGAGCGACCACACCGGCTGGGCTAGCGAGCAGGTCGTGCTGGTCGATGCGGCTGCCGTACTGGGGCCGACGACACCAGCACCGGCGGCAGAGCCGACGCCGGCGATCGAGGCGTCGCCAGCGGTAGAACCAACGCCAGTGCTAGCGGCCGAGGCGACGACCGAGACGCCGGCGCCTATCGACGAGCTCGACCCTTACACTCGAAATGTACCGGGTGTTATCGGCGACGTGATCGAGTGGATACTGGCGACCGCGCGCCGTCCAAACCGCGTACTCGCGCTAGCGGCCGCGATCCCGCTGGTGGGCACGCTGATTGGCCGCCGTGTCGCCGGCCCCACCATGTCGGCTACGCACCTCTACACGATTGCCGTGGCGCCAACTGGTGCTGGTAAGCAGCACCCGATCGACTGTATAGGCAACTTGCTGGTCGCTGCCGGCGCACAGGAACATCTCGGGTCCGGCCGTTTTATGTCGGCCTCGGCACTATGTAATTTTGTCACCCGCAAACCGTTGTCGCTGTGCTGCTCCGACGAGATCGGCGCCTTCCTCGCTAAGGTCACTGCCAAGGGTGCTTCCGGGCATGAGCGGGAGATCAGCAGCGTCTTGCGCTCACTGTGGGGTGTGTCGTTCACGGTTCATCCAATGCCAGAATGGGCCAGCCGCGAAGCGCAGCAGGTCCATACTCCGGGGTTAAGTGTCTTCGGCACCAGTACGTCGGATGAGCTGTTTCAGGCGCTACAGGGTGAGTCGATCGATAATGGATTGTTGAGCCGCTTTTTGGTGTTGAGTTCAAGATTGCGAACCAAAGACACGACACCACAGCTGCTCACCAAGGAAGTACCACCTGAGCTCGCTAACCGCTGCCGCGGACTCTACCACTGGTACGATACCGACGTTGAGCTGATCGATATCAAGCGACCGGTCGAGCAACAGGTCACTCAGCTTCATTGGGCAGACGCGGCGGCTGAAAAGGAATACCTCGACTTTGCCCGCATGATCGACGACCGCATCGACCAGGACCCTGCGCTACGCCCATTCCTTATTCGCGCCGCCGAGACTGCCATCCGTCTCGCTACTATCCGAGCAGTCGGTATTGGGTATCAGTCCGCTACGGTTACCGTTGACGATGTGTACTGGGGTGCGGGCATTGCCTGGCTTACCGGGCAGCGGCTCTATACAGGCACGCAGACTGCTGTGCCTGAGACAGACCGCAGCCGATGGATCAAACGGATTTTAGATCGTATCCGCGCCGGTAATTTGAAGAAAAAGAAGGTCAATGTCCGCTATCTCCAGCAGCGGCTTGGACGCTACCTCAAAGCAAAGGATATCAAGGAAATCGTCGCCGAGATGGTTGGTCTCGATCTGTTACGACAGGAACTGGATGGAACTTTGGTCATCATTATGGAACTAGGTGATGAGGATTAGCAGACTGTTAAAAGTTTACAGTCCGTTTGCAACCGCTGCAAACATCGATTTATGCCCATTCTATAAGGATAACTAGATAGAGGGTAGAGAGTAGAGAGAGTAGAGAGAGTAGAGAGAGTAGAGAGAGTAGAGAGAGTAGAGAGA